GGAGGGCTTTGAAGAAGACGGCGAGTAACGCGCTGCGCGGCGCCTGCAGGAGGTGGGCACCACCGCCACGCATGAGCATCATCGAGTGGGCGGACAAATACCGCTGGCTCGCACCGGAGGAGGCGGCACGCCCCGGTAAGTATCGGTTCGACGTGACGCCGCATCTCATTTGGCCCGGCGGTCCGCTGGAAGCGTTGGACGATCCAAAAGTCAGCGAGATCGTTGGGCGTAAATCGGCACAGGTGGCCTGGACGTCGGGGGTGTTGGGTAATGCGTTGGGCAAATGGATCGACATCGACCCGTCGCCGATCCTGGTGCTGTTTCCCAAGGCCGAGGCCGCCAAGCAGTACGTCGGTGAAAAGCTCGAACCGATGATCGAGGCCACGCCTCGGCTGCGCAAGAAAGTCGATCTGCGCAGTCGCAAGTTGCAGCAGCGTCAGGACTTCAAACGATTTCCCGGCGGCTTCCTGAAAATGGTCGGCTCCAACAGCCCGGCCAGCGTGAAATCCACGCCAGTGCCACGGGTAGCTATTGAAGAGCCCGACGACTGCAACCTCAACCTGCGCGGGCAGGGCGACAGCATCAAGCTGGCCAAGGAGCGTCTGAAAACCTTTCGCCGTTCGAAGATCATCATCGGTGGCACGCCGACCATCAAAGGCCTGTCGGCCATCGATGCCGAGCTGGAACTGTCGGACAAACGCGTCGGCCTGGTGCCGTGTCACGAATGCGGCCAGGAACACGCGCTGAGTTTCGACAATCTGCACTGCGATGAAGACCCGCAGTACCTGCACGAGGTGTACGGCAAGAAGCGGCCGGAGAGGACGTTCTACTCGTGCCCGCATTGCGGTGCGATCTGGGACGACAACCAGAAGAATGCCAACCTCAAGCACGGGCGCTGGTCGGCCACCGCGGAGTTTCGCGGGATCGCCGGATACATCCTCAACGAGCTGTACGCGACGTTTTGGGGATCGCGCTTCCAGGTGCTGATGGAGAAAAAGCTCCAGGCCGAACACGCGGCGGCGCAGGGCAACATCGGGCCGATGATCGCCTTCGTGAACAGCTCCAAAGGCGAGAGCTACGAATACCAGAGCGATGCGCCGAAGACCGACGAACTGGAGAAGCGCGCCGAGCCTTATGCCGAACTAACGGCGCCCAAAGGCGTGCTGCTGATCACTGTCGGCGTGGACGTGCAGGGCGATCGCCTCGCACTGGTCATCACCGGTTGGGGCCGGGGCGAAGAGTCTTGGCGATTGTATTGGGGCGAACTGCACGGCAACCCCATTGATCCGCATGATGCTGTCTGGCAGGAACTGGATCGGGTCATTTCCCGGCCAATTCCCACCGATGGCGGAGCGCAGTTGGCGGTGTCGGCGGTCAGCATCGACAGCTCGGACGGCAACACCAGTGATGCGGTGTACACCTACGTGCGGGATCGTCAGCGCTACAACGTGATGGCCATCAAGGGCGCGTCCATCGATAGCCGCGACAAGGAGATCTTCACCAAGCCGCCGCAGTCGGTCGACACCTCACAAGACAACACCAAGGCCGCGAAGTACGGTCTGCGGGTGCACATCGTCGGCACGCACAAGGCCAAGACGTTGATTGACGGTCGGCTTCGGCTGAAGGGTGTCGGGCCGGGGCGCATGCACTGGTATTGCGAGATCCGCTCGGACTACTACGAGCAGCTCACCAACGAAGTGCTGGCGCCGCATCCGCGCAACCCCAGCAAGATGGTCTGGCAGAAAAAGGCCGGTCGCCGCAACGAGGCGCTGGACTGTGAGGTGTATGCCTTGCATGCGGCACGCAGTCTGAAAACTCACCTGCTGCGCGACCACGAGTGGGATCAGTTGGAGCAGCAGCTGCTGCAGCCAACCCTATTCAACACCGAACAACCAGTGGCACCGGTACCGCGCCGAGCAGTCGCTCGCGGGCGGGGCACCCGCAGTCGTGCGGGCTACTAAGGAAATAAATCATGACAGACGCACAACAGCGCCTAGCGGAAGTTCGGGCGGCTATTTCTGACGTCCTGAAAAAAGGGCAGCGCCTGCGTCGTGCGGATCGCGAGCTGTACCGCGCCGAGTTGAACAGCCTGCGTTTGCTGGAGCAGCAGTACGCGAAGGAGGTCGCCCTGGAACAGGCCCAGCAACAGGGCCGAGGTCGTAACCGCATCTCTTACATGGCGATCTGACTATGGGCTTCTTTCGAAAGGATCCGGCCGAGCTGCTGATGCGCGAGGCTATCAAGCTCGCCCAATCGGCGTCCGGCGCACGGCCCATCGTTGCCCAAGGCGGCGGGGGCGGCACCGAGACCCGCTGGCGGGGTGCCTCGCGCGTGCTGCGCAGCATGGCCAGCTGGATTCCCGGCCTGGGCAGTCCGCGACGCGACCTCGATCAGAGCGAACGCCGCATGTTGGTCGCCCGTTCGCGGGACGCCATGCGCAACCACCTGATCGCCCGGGCGGCTATCACCCGCCTGCGCACCAACGTGGTGGGTACTGGGCTGGTCTGCCGGTCGCAGATCGATCACGCCGCGTTGGGGTTGAGCGAAGAGCAAGCGGAAGAACTCAACACTCAGCTTGACCGGTTGTGGTCGCTGTATGCCGACGATCCGCGCGAATGCGACGCCGAGGCGACGCTCAACCACTACCAGCTGCAGGCGCTGGTGATGATCTCGTCGATGGTTTGCGGCGACGTGCTGATTGCCAGCCCCGACGATGAGCGTCCGGGCTGTGTGTTCAGCACGCGCCTGCAATTGATCGAGTCGGATCGGGTATGCAACCCCGCCGGGCAATTGGACAGCGCGAACCTGGTGGACGGTGTCGAGTTCGACCGGCTCGGGGCGCCGCTGGCGTACCACGTCTGCAACGGCTACCCGAACGAGTACACGGCGGGGCAGGCGCTTAGCTGGGAGCGGCTGCCGGCCTTTGGTGAGGCCACCGGCCGACGCCGAGTCATGCATGTCATGGCCGACAAGGAGCGGCCGGGCCAGAAGCGCGGTGCGCCGTATTTGGCGCCGGTGCTGGAGCCGTTGCAAAAGCTGGAGCGGTACAGCAGCGCCGAGCTGATGGCGGCGGTGATCTCGGCGATGTTCACCGTGTTCATCAAGAAGAACAACGACTTTCAGGTTTCGAACCTGCCGCTGTCGGCGCTGGCTAACGAAGGCAATGGTGCCGGCGGCGATAACACTGCCGACGGCGAGCTGGCGTTGGGCGAGGGCGCGATTGTCGACTTGGGACAGGGCGAGGAACCGGTGATCGCCAACCCGGCGCGCCCCAATGCGCAGTTCGACCCGTTCTTCACGGCGGTGGTGAAAGAGATTGGCGCGGCGCTGGAGCAACCGATGGAGGAGCTGCTGCTGCACTACAGCAGCAGCTACAGCGCGGCTCGTGCTGCGATGTTGCAAGCGTGGCGCTTCTACAGCCTGCGTCGCTGGTGGCTGATCTGCGACTTCTGCCAGCCCAGCCGCGAGCTGCTGATCGACGAGGCAGTAGCCCGAGGGCTGATCAAGTTGCCCGGCTACGCCGATCCGGCCAAGCGCAAGGCTTACTGCCAGGCGATCTGGATCGGTCCGGCACGCGGCGCCATCGATGAGCTGAAGGAAGCCAACGCCGCCGGCAAGCGCATCGAGATCGGCGTCAGCAACGAAACGCTGGAAACCGCCGCCATGACCGGCGAGCCCTGGCAGCAGGTGTATCGCCAGCGCGTGCGCGAGGTGGAGCAGCGCCGTTCTGACGGCCTGCACGTTTTGCCCAAGGGGCGCGAGCAGGAAATGCCGCCGCCCAATAACCCCAACGAGGAATAACCATGCCCCGCGCATTTGAGCTGGCTGCCTCGCAACCCTGGCTAATGCTGCCTGGTGCCCTGGACAACCTGCTGACCATTGCAGATCGAATGGGCGATCCGGCGGCGCTGGAGAGCCGGACAGGCGTGCGATTGGATAACAGTCGCACCGTCAGCACCCGCAACGGAGTGGCGATTATCCCGGTGGTCGGTCCGGTGTTTCGATACGCCAATCTCCTCACCGAGATCAGCGGCGCGACCAGCACTCAGGTACTGGCCACCGACCTGCAGACCGCACTGGATGACCCCAAGGTTAACGCGATCATCCTGAACATCGACAGCCCCGGCGGCGTGGCCGCCGGGATCAACGAGCTGGCCGATCAGATCCATGCTGCCCGATCCCGCAAGCGCATCGTCGCCTACATCGGCGGCACCGGAGCCAGCGCGGCCTACTGGATCGCTTCGGCGGCCAGCGAGATCGTCATCGACGAAACCGCGCTGGCGGGGAGCATCGGCGTCGTGGTCGAGGCGGTCGTGGAAGGCGAGGCGGCCAGCGGTCGCAAGCGCTACCAGATCGTCAGCCGCAACGCGCCGAACAAACGCGTGGATCTGGGCACTGAAGAGGGCCGGGCCAAGGTCGGAGAAACGGTCGATGCCATGGGCGATGTGTTCGTGGCCAAGGTCGCCCGCAACCTCGGTGTGGATGCCGAGCTTGTGCCCGAGATGGGCGACTTCGGCGGACTGCGTGTCGGTGCCGCCGCCGTCGAATCCGGCCTGGCCCACCGCCTGGGCTCCCTTGAAACACTGATTACTGAACTGGCCAAACCGGCCGCAACCCAACCGAGGAAATTCAACATGACCACCGTCAGCAGCACGGCGGAGTTGCGTGAGGCGCTGGCCGCCGGCACGGATCCGCAAACCATTCAGATTGCTCAGGCCAGCCAGCCGGATCTGGAGAGCATCCGCACCCAGAGCCGCGAGGAGGGCGCGAGCGCCGAGCGTGAGCGCATCGCCGGTATTCATGCCTTGGCGAGCAAGGGCTTCGAAGCTGAAATCTCCGCCGCCATCGAGGCCGGCACTTCGGTCGAAGCCACCGCCCTGCAACTGTTCAAGGCGGCCCAGGATCGCGGCATTTCCCTGAGTGCGATCAAGGCCGATGGCACCGGTGTTTCGACTTCTACCCCACCTGGCAATGATGACCAAGGCGAACGCAAGGCCGTGGTCGGCGCCATCGTCGCAGGCGCTTCGCGCCGCTGATTGGAGAACCTCATGAGCAACCCCGAACGCCAAACCTACGTGCCGGATCAGCTGTCGGCAGGTTCCTTTCCCGTGATGATCGACACCGCCGTGATCGCTGCGGGTCAGAGTCTCAAGCGAGGCGCTGTCTTGGGCCAGGTGAAAACCAGTGGCGAATACGTGCTGTGCGCGTCCGCTGCTACGGATGGCTCCGAGGCGCCGAGGGCGATCCTTGACCAAACCACCGACACCAGCCAAGGCGCCCAGGTGGCGCCGATCCGTCTGACCGGCGAAGTGCTGGGCAGCCAACTCACTCTCGGTGCGGGCCTCACTCTGGCGCAGGCGAAAGCCGCGCTGCGTGACCTGTGCCTGTTCATACGCTAAACCGGAGCCTCCGATGGATATTTTTGAAACCCGCACCATGCTGGAAGCGGTCGAGCAGATGCCGACTGCGCGCCGCTTTCTGCTGAACACTTTCTTCAACGGCGGCAGTCCGGTGACGTTTTCCACCAAAACCGTGGACATCGACATCATCAAGGGCAAACGCAAGATGGCGCCGTTTGTTCACCCGCGCCTGCCAGGCAGCGTGTCGCTGCGTGACGGCTACCACACCGACAACTACACGCCGCCGTATATCCAGCCCAAGCGCGAGACCACTGCCGAACTGGTGCTCAAGCGTGCGGCCGGCGACAACCCGTTTTCCTCGCGCACTCCGCTGGAACGCGCGGGGCAACTGCTGGGCAAGGATCTGCGTGATCTCGACGATGAGATCACCCGGCGCGAGGAGTGGATGTGCGCCCAAGCGCTGACCACCGGCAAGGTGCGGGTGGTGGGCGAAGGCGTGGACGACACCATCGACTTTCTGATGGCCAGCGACCACAAGATCAGCCTGGGCAGCGGTCAATGGGGCACTGCCGACAGCGATCCGATTGCCAATCTGCGTGGCTGGAAACGCAAGATCGCCAAGGACTCCGGGCGCACGGCCAATACGGTGGCCATGAGTGGTGAAGCGCTGGACGCGTTCCAGTCCAACGCGATGGTGATGAAACAGCTCAACACCCGCCGGGTCGACATGGGTCTGATCAAGCCCGAAGAACTCCCGGACGGCGTGACCTATCTAGGCTACCTGAACGATCCGGGCGTCGACCTGTACGGCTATGACGAGTGGTACCTGGACGATGACGATGACGAGCAGCCGATGATTCCAGCGGGCGGCCTGATCCTCGGTTCCACCTCGACGCGCAACGCCATGCTCTACGGCGCCATCCAGGATCTGGAGGCGGTGGAGAGCGGTCTTGTCGAAGCCGCACGTTTCCCGAAAAGCTGGGTGACCCAAGAGCCGAGCGCCCGCTGGTTGAAGCTGCAGAGCGCCGCGTTGGCCGGCTTGCTGGAGCCGGATGCCTTCATCTACGCCAAGGTGGTGTGACATGGCCAAAAAAGACGAATTCCTCGTAATCGACGGTTGCGTGCAGGATGGGCGCACGGTGGTCATGAAAGGCGAGCCGTACAACCCGCCGAGCAAGGAGGTGGCAGACGCGCTGCTCGCCGAGGGGCGCATCGCCTCGATCAAGGATCCGCTCGCGCAACAGCTGCTGCGTCAAACTCAGGCCGTCACCGGTGATACCGACGACAGCTCTGACGACGGTGCGTAACTGTGCGCTTTCGGGAGTTGAGCGACGACATGGACGCCCTGGTGCTGGATGGCCTGGGCGACATTGGGTTGGTCGACGGTCGCGAGATTGCCGGCTTCTTTTCGGCGCCCTGGCTGCAGCCACGCATGGGGCGGATCAACACCGCCCTGCGGGAGCCGCAGTTCGAGATCCGCGTCAGTGATGCCGTGGGCATTGAGCCGGGGCAGTTAGTGGTCATCGATTTGCCGGTACAGGATGGCGGTGGTGACTATGACCTGGTGAAACTGGAACCAGACGGCACCGGTTGGGTGGCGTTGCTTTTGAGGGCCAAAGCATGAGCGTTGAGAGCTACTTCAAACCCTCGGCCGGCGGCGGAATGATCTCCCTGCAAACCTCGGCGGCAGACCTGAAAGCCTTTCAGGATTTCGCCGCCTTGGTGCCCAAGGCCGCTGCTGCTGCACAGCGGCGAGCCATCAACAAAACTCTGCGATGGCTCGCCACGCAAATTGCCCGCGCCGTTGGCCGACAGGAGCGCATTGCGGTCGCTGCTGTGCGGCAGCGTCTGCGAGCTTACCCGGTCAGCGGTGGAGCGAACAGCGGCAAACTGTGGTTTGGTCTCAATGCCATCGAGGCGAGCCGGATCGGCAATCCTCGACAGGGCCAGTCCGGTGTATCGGTGGCGGGGCGCCGTTATCAAGGGGCCTTTTTCAAGAAGGTCTACGGCAACCGCGCGGACATCTGGATCCGCACGGCCAGCAAGCATTTCAATGCCGACGACTACCCAGACAGCAACGTCAGTGCACGAGGCGGGGCGAGTTCGGGCTGGATTGCCGAGCACGACAGCCGCTTTCCGCTGGCCAAGGCCAAGGTCTCGCTGGAGCAGGCCCGGCCGCATTTTGAAAGCTGGGTGCGCAAGGCCGATGCGCAGCTGCTGCACGTCCTGCAGCAGGAGCTCAACTTTGAACTGCAAAAGTACCTGAAGGGGAAATGACGTGACGGATGAATCGGATGAACCGTTCAGCCTTGAGCAGTTGTACCAAGCCATCAAGCAACACATCCGGGCGCACTTGCCGGGCGTGCAGACGGTCGCGGTGTGGCCGAACATCGAAGACCGCGTTGCGTTGCCGGCGGTGTTTGTCGAGCTGGCGGAAATGGAACCGGGCCAAGACCCGGGCACCGGTGAAATGGGGCTGGCCTGCAAGTTCGAAGCGCGGGTGATCACCGA